AGCTGGTACTGCGGGTGGGAACCTCCTGGGCGGCCTCATTACCGCGAGCGAAGGCGGTGAGGTTCCTCCCCTCGCGAAGTACAAGATGCTCGAGGACGGCGAGGACTTCTACCGCCTGGACGACGGCAAGGGAGAGTTCCGGGTAGCGAAGAACGGGCTCAGTCCCGAGATGCGAAATCGGGTGGTCCAGCACTTCGCGGGCGGCGGAGTGGTCGCCCCCCAGGCAGAGCCCGTCTTCGACGACGCCACCTGGAGTCAGATGATGGCTTTGCAGGGCGGACAGCCAGCACCGCAAGCCGGACCCAGCGAGTTCTCGATTGCGGACCCATCGGCACGCCCGCCCTTGGACCCGAGCGAATTCCCGGAAACCATCGCGCCGACCCAGACCTTCTCCCTGCAGTCCTCGGCGACCGCACCGGTGGAGCAAAGGTACGTCTCCATCCCAGCGCCGGCCACGGAGCCTGTCGCAGCGCCCACCCTTGCCGCTCCCCCTCCCGCTCCGGTCCCAACGTCTGGTGGTTCGCCAGGCATGCCGGGAATGGGCGGGGCTCCGCGGATGCCGAACACCCAGGCGGAAATCAAGGGTGCCGAGCTCGAAGGCATCCAGGCGGCAAGAACGGGCCTCGAGGCACAACAGAAGCAGGCGCAGGCAGAGTCCCAAATTCGCCAGGCCGCGGCGCTCGAGCAGGAAGCTCGCGTCCAGAAATTCGCCGACATCAACGCCGCCCACCAGGCGCGCGGGGACAAGCTCTACAACGACGTCCTGACGGGCCAAATCAACCCGAACAAGCTCTGGGAAAGCCGAACCACCGGCCAGCAGATCGGCTCGTCCATCGCTATCATCCTGAGCGGCATCGGCCAGGGTCTGGCGGGAGGGCCCAATATGGCCCTGTCCATCATCGACAAGGCTATTGACCGAGACATCGACGCGCAGAAAACCAACCTCTCCAAGAAGGAGAACGCGCTCGCCCAACACATGCAGATGGGTCGGGACATGGCGACCGCTCAGCAGCTCGTCAAGGCGGACGCCCGAGACGCCATCGCCGCCCAACTCGAGGCCGCGTCCGCGAAATTCGGGGACCAGCGCGCCACTGCGGCCGCGATGGCATCCGTTGCGGCGATGAAGGAGAAGTCGGCGACCGAGCGACACACGGTGGCCGTCCAAGACATGGGCCTCTTCCTGGAGCAGGAGAAAATTGCTTCGGACCGTCTCAAGGCGGCGGCGTCAGCGAAGGACGGAAACGCAGAGCTATTCGTCCCAGGCTACGGGTTCGCGCTGGATCCAAAAGCCGCCGCCGTTGCCCGAGAAGCCACGGCGGCGCATGGGAGCCTGGTTGCGGACCTCAACGAGCTCATCAGTCTCCGGAAGACCTACGGCGTCGAAAAGGCGCCCACGGACGCGCGAGCCAGAATGGAAACGCTTCAGGGAGCCATCATGGGGAACGCCAATCAGCTCTACAGATTCGGCGCGCTCGACAAGGGCTCACAGCAGATGCTCGAGCTGATGATGGGGAACGCAACTGCTCTCGGAAACCAGCAAGCGAAGATGGAACAGTTCAAGAAGTCCGTTGAACGGAAGATGCGCGGAGTCCTGAAGTCCTACATGGACCCCCGCACCTACAAAGACCCGGGCGAGTTCGCCGCCAAGCTGGAGCAGTAGAAGTGGCGGCTCCTGGCAAAGTTTTCGTCGTCAGTCCGGACGGCGAGTCCGGATACCTGCCGTCCGCGGACGTCGACGGGGCGCTCGGGGCGGGCTTCCGAGTTGGGACGCCGGAAGAGATCGCCGCTCACGAGAACGAGAAGAAGTACGGGACCACTTCTCAGGCTCTGATGGCCGGCACGGAAGCGGCCGGCAGGGCCATGACACTGGGGCTGTCCACCCCGGCACAGGTGGCGCTTGGGGCCGACCCCAAGGCCATCAAGGCGCGCGAAGAGGTCAACCCGACGGCGGCCATGGTCGGGACAGGTGTCGGCATCGCCGCCCCGCTTCTTCTCACCATGGGGGCCTCAGCCCCAGCTGCAGCCGCCGAAGTTGGGGCCATGGGCCTCGCCAAGACTGCTGCCAGCCTCTCTGCCCCGGCGCTCATCTCCAGAGCCGGCCAGGCGGTCACTGCTGGCGCGAAGGCACTCCTCCCCGAGGCGACGACCCTGGGCGGTCAGATGCTCGCCAAGGGGGCGGCAGTGGCCGCAGGCGGGGCCGTTGAGGGCGCGGCCTATGGTGTGGGCAACGTCGTGCACGAGGCCGCCCTAGGCGACCCGAACCTCACCGCCCAGTCCGCGATCGCTGAAATCGGCCTGAACGCCGCCTTGGGTGGCGGCTTCGGAATGCTGGCAGGCGTCGCAGAGGTTGGCGCCCCCGTCGCGATTGGGAAGGCCAGAGAGGCCATCAGCGGCCTCTTCAGGAAGGGAAAGCAGGGCGTTGAGGGGGTAGCCGTCCGAGCCGCGGAAGCCGCCGGAACCGCCCCAGACGTTGCTACTCTGATCATCGAGCACCGTGCTGAGGTGTCGCTGCTCGAGAAGCAAATGCCGGGCATCACCCAGGAGATGACCAACGCCACTCCGGAGATGGCGCAGTGGGTCCTTAAGAACGGTAGCAAGCTAAAGGAGCTCGAGACCGCGTTCCCTGGGACAACCAAGCTGCTAGCGCGGACGTCCCCAGAGACCGCCGACTTCCTGGCTGCGAATGTCAGCAAGATCCACACGGACCCGAAGGCGCTTCAGCGGGCAACGGGCGAACTCCGCGAGGGGATGCAGTCGGTCCTCGACAAGACCGATGACGTCCTGAGAAGCATCAACATAGATCTCGCCCCACGGGAGGCAGAGGTATTGCTCGCCACCGCCGATGGCGCCGCCGTCAAGACCGGGTACGAGTCAGCCCTGAGCAAGATGGACGAGGCCATTGCAGCCATGCGCGCGGAGCCGGAGCTCCACAGCTCGGCGATGGCCCGTCACATGGAGAAGGTCCGGGAAGGGCTCATCCGCGACGCAGGAGACCGGCTCGAGCCGCTCGCCGCGTTCAATCGGCTGAAGACGCTGCGTCAGAGCCTGGACGAAGCCATTCCCTACGGCAAAGACGCGATGGCGCTGGGTTTCTCGGACCGGAACTCGGTTGCCCTGCTGAAGGAGGTGCGTCGGACGGTCAAGCGCACCCTGACGGACGAGTCTGTTTTCGGAGTCGCCGGAGCTCGCCGGGCCGCGCTCGACGAGGCCCAGGCGGAATGGCTGCAGCTCGTCGGGAAAGGAGGCGCTTTCCGGAAGGCCTTCATGGACAGCGCCGGCCAAATCCCCTCCACCAAGGTAACCACATGGCTGAACTCTCTCGCCAACGACAAGGGCGTTTCCAGGGCCGAGGCGTGGGGGCAGGTGGTCGCCGCTTCCAAGAAGGTGATCAACGAGGCCGAGGCATCCGCCAAGTCAGCGCCGCTGAGTAAGTTCAACCGAAGCGCGGTGGACGAGCTCGTCGGGCGAGCCGAGAAGCTGGCTGCGGAACAACAACTCGCGGGCGAAGCTGCCGCGACGATGAAGTACCTCAAGTCCGGAGGCGTTGGTATTCCCAACTCCGGACCCGTCGGAATGGGCGAGACAGCAGCCTTGGCCGCCGCGGGGATGGTCCTCCCTGGGGCCGTCACCAGCGCCGTTAAGGCGACGCTAAACGTCGGTCGGACGGTCAAGAGCGTTCCCCGGATGGTGGCCATCCTCTCGGCCCTGGACAGCGCGGGGCAGACCATCTCCCGGGCCATCGACACCGGAGCGGGGGTGCTGGTCCGAGGCTCACCAAAGGCTGCGAGGATTGGCCGGAGCGAAGTCGCCGCCGGCATTGCCAACAGCTTCGGAAACACCCCAGAGCAGGCCCGGGCGACCTTCCTCCGCCGGGCCGACAAAATTACCCAGGCGGCCCAGCCCGATGCCCTGAACGAGCGCCTGACGAAGCAGACCGAGGGGCTCCAGGAGCACGCCCCCAACGTCGCCCAGGCGCTGCAGGTATCCAGCGCCCGAGGGATGGCCTTCCTTCAGGCCAAGATGCCGAAGCCGCCCAACATCGGCCCCCTGGCCGCGAAGTGGGTCCCGAGCCAGACGGAGATCGGCAAGTTCAACCGCTACTACGAGGCGGTTCAGTCCCCCGTCTCCATCCTGAAGCAGGCAGCGGCTGGCACCCTCACCCCGGAGGCGGTGGAGGCGGTCCAGACCGTCTACCCGGACCTGTTCAAGAAAATCCAGGAGTCCGCCCTGGACAAGCTCACCAGCCACCGGGGCCCCGTTCCGTACAAGTCGCGTCTCATGCTAAGTCTGTTACTGGGAACGGACCTGGACGGGTCCCTGAAGCCGGAAGTCATCCTTCGGAATCAGGCGGCCATCAAGGGTCCATCGGCTCGAGCTTCCCAGAGCACGCCGGGTGGTGCACCTCCGGCGCAAGCGGCCTCCAAGCTAACCATTGCGAATCGTTCCCTGACGCCCATGCAACAGGCTCAGGCTCGAGGAGACCAGTGATGCTCCAGCCTTCGATGCAAGAAGCCGAACCGGCCGAGTACGAAGAGGATGAAGTCTGCGAGCACTGCGGCCGGGGTGGAATCGCCCTGGATGCCGCGATGGATGCGGAAGAGGAGGCTCCGGAGGAAGAGGAAGAAAAAGACTCTCCGGACAAGTCAAAAGCCGCCTTCATCGAGGCCCTCCGAAAGAAGGGGAAGCGATGAGCGCCAGGCCTGAAACGGTCAAGATTCTCGACACGCGACTCAATGGAACGCCCATTCCGCTGGGGACCATCGTCGCCACATCAACCGTCGCGGCGAACAACGCCACCACGGCGGCTCCGTTCAACTATGTCGAAGACAGGGGCGCCTTGAAGGGCAAGGTGTTGATGTTTCAATCGGACGTCGACTGCTACTTCCTCTCCGGAACAACCGCCGCCGCAACTGTCACTGCGGCCAACGGTGTCCGCCTCAATACGGCGCTGGAGCGGGTGCAAATCACGCTGCATCCAACACACGGGTGGATTGCGTTTCTGGGTGCCACCACAACCGCCACAGTCAAGGTCTGGGAGCTCCTCTAATGCGCCGCTCTCTCGCCCTTCTCTCCGCCGGTCTCCTGCTCGGCATCGCCTCCACAGCCATCGCAGACAGGGCGCAGACCTGGCTCTCGGCTCCAGCGGTGCTGACGTCCATCAATTTCCAGGTGGCTCCCGGAACTGCCGTCGTCTCCGCCACCATCTGCGGCTTCACTCTCCTGGGCGACGCCGGGGTTGCAGCGCCGACCTGCTACACGGACGACCTACCTAACGGAGCGTTCCGGACGTCTGTGTTGAACCTGATGACCGGGAATGCGCTCACCCTGTGGAAGAACAAGGAAGGACTGTAATGAGGCGCGTTGTCGCATGCGTCGTCATCGCGGCCTTTCTGGCAGCGGCATGCTCGGGGTTTGGGTCCGGCGGACTGAAGTCGTCAGGAGGAGGAGGCGGCGGGGGCGTTTCGGCCGTTGCAGCCGTGGGCGCGGTTCCCAATGCGTACGGAGCGAGCATCTCCGGCTCGGACCTCACCCTTCAGCCAGCCGACGCTACACACCCAGGCGTCGTCACCATCGACACTCAGACCTTCGCGGGCGAGAAGACGTTTTCCGACAATGTGATTTTCAACGGCCCAACCCTGACCACCGCAGGCAATGTCCTCAGCTTCACGGGGTCCGGTTCCAAATCCATCACCTCGGCTGTCTCGGCGGCCACCGCCACATCCACCACGACGCCAGGCTTCCTGATAAAAACCACGGTCCTCCTGGACGCCAACGACAAACACACCATTTGGCGCAACCAGGCGAACCTGGATGTGATGTCGGTGGACGTGGAAGGTGACGTTGTGGTCACAGGCGGCATCACGACGACGGGCAACATCACCTCGACAGCCGACGCCGCATACAACCTAGGAGCGCCTGGAACGGCGTGGGCAACAGGTTGGATCAATTCAATCAGGGACACTGGGAACAATACCAGATTGTCCCAGACAGCCACGCTCGGCAGCTTCATCGCAGGCAACGTCGCAAACGGTTCCAGCGCCCATGCCATTAAGACCGGCAACAATACTACGCTCAGCACTGCCGGGGCCCAAATCGAGGCTTGGTACAATGACGCCTGGGTGACCAAGAAGGCCGCCGTAGACCTCAACGGTTTCTATCTTCAGTCGGCACAGACAACCATTACCGTCGCGGACGATGCCGCCGGCACGAAGCCCACGGACACCCTGACCCCGACAGGCCTCGTCACCTATGCATGCAACGACGCCACCGGGGTCACTGTCACCCTGTCCGAGACAGGCGCCCAGAACGGCTCCCACGTCTACATTCTCAACACCGGCTCAGGGAATTGCGAGTTCGCCGACACGGCGGGGCTGACGGAACTGGCGGGCGCGTTCGTCATGGGCGCCACCGACACGCTCCATCTCATCTACATGAATTCCGCATGGCACGAGATTGGCCGGAGCGACAACTGAGATGGCCGCCCTGCTCGCCTTCCTGCTCTCCTCGCCGACCACAAGCCAGCACATCGACGCGCGCCTGAACCAGGCCGATGCCGGCACCGGGCACATCACCCGAATCCATTGCGAGTTGATGTGGGACGCAGACGGCGGAGTGCGCATCTACCAGTGCGTTCCCGAGAGCGTCTGATGGGCCCGGTGGACTGAGCCATGGTCCCGGTTCTGGAGGAGGAACCCAACACGGACCCCAGGGCCCGAGTCCGCACCTCGGAGCTCCGGAAGGCGGTCAAAGCAGCCAGACATACGAAGTGGTGGCTGAGCGGAGGCTTCGTCGCCCTCCTGGCCCTCGGTTTCCAGGGCGCTCAATACGTCGTGGCTCGGCTGGATCGAAGCTCGGAGGTGGCCACGACCAAAGCCATGAATGTGGCGGTGGAGGCGAAGGAGGAAGTACAGGCAGTAAAGGCGGAGGTGCGCGAGGTGAAGGCGGAGCAACGGGAGACCCGGGCAGACGTCAGGGACCTCTACAAGGCCGTCCAGCGTGGCCAGCGTTCGAGCCGTCTAGAACAGCCGTTGCCCCCCGAGGAGCCATGAATTTCACCGAGCCCCATCTGAAGGGTGAATTCCGCGCCCTCCTCCACCACGAAGCCCGAGATGTGGTGATGGCGCTGGACACCTGGAGCCTGGAGAGCGGGCTGCCGGAAGTGGTTGTCACCCACGTGATCAGGACGCCTGGAGAGCAGCAGCGCATCTACATCGCCTACGCGAATCGGCTCATCTACCGCCGGCAGATTCAGGACGCCTTCTCTCCTTCAGAGCAGTCCCTCGCCGATGACCTGGCGAAGATGACCGAAGGGGAAATCAACCGCTGGGCCTTCAAGCGCTTCTCGTGGCACCTCATCGGCTGCGCGGTGGACATCCGAAGCAAGCACTACGAGCTCGCCCACCTCTCGGCCGTGATGGAGTACCTCCGGGAGCGGTGCCCCAAGCCGGAGTGGGAGTTGATTGAGCACGACGTCTCCGGTCCTCACGTGCACATCGCCAGACGCGATCAGTCCCGCCGAGTCACCGAAGTCGATAAGCCCCCTACCTCGTAAAAGGAGCAACCCATGGCCGACCCGATTGTTGTCCCGACCGTTCCCGCCCCGTCCGGAACCAGCACCACGGAATTTAAGCTGACTGTCGCCGCGATGATTCTGGGCGTAGTGCTGGAGACGGTGGCAACCGTGCTCCACTCGCTCCAGGATGCTGGAGTGGACAAGCCCTGGATTCCGGCAGTCCTGGCGGTCATCGGAGCGCTGATTCAGATGGCGTCCCTCTTCGGGTACACCAAGAGCCGCACGGTGGTGAAGGTGGCGGCGCTGACGGCTCCAAGCCTCCCCAAGTAGCTTTCGGGCCGTACCTCGCTCTCGAAAGCGGACTAGAAACCGGGGTCGGAGCATTCGCCAGGGCTGAGGCCGGGCTACAGCTATTTCCGTCTCTGGCGGCGTACCTTTTCGGCAGGACTGATGCCGGCGGGTGGTCCGCTGGCGCTGGCGCACGGTGGAGGTTCTGAATGGTGATTTACGCTTCGCTCCTGGTGGCTCTCGTTGGTGCGCTGGTCTATGCCTTGTCTGCCAGCGGGAAGATGGCGGAGCTTGGCCGGCTGGCCTTCGGGTGCGGCCTGCTGGCGTTCCTTCTCGGGGCGGCTGGCGGGACGCTGCACCTGCTCGGCAAAGGCTGACCTACCAATCAGCTACTACTGGCTACTAATTTAGTATCTGGGTCCACCGCCACACCCTCAGACAACGCCTTCACGCACCTCTTGCACTTCCGTCGAGGCGTTTCACTTGCGTGCTTTACCTGGGACGTAGCCCCACAGGCCATGACTCTCCACCTACCTTGGGTGGAGGCGTGAGCATGGTCTATCCCTCCAGCCAGGCGAATCCAGGGGACGGAGTGGTGGGGGATGGTCACGGGGCGACCTTCCGGGCCGAGAGCATGGCGTCCGCATACTCGTAGGCCCACTTGGCCGTCTCGTCTCTGGCGGGCGGACTGGTGAAGATTCGATTCGACAGGATGGCCGCCATCGCCTGGGTCGCGATGTGGTCCCGAATCATCAGGCCAGGCATCACGCGACACCCTTCGCCCTGGACGCACGCGGCGTGGTAGCCGCCATTGACCGGGAAAACTGAGCCGCCGTCGCTCACGGGGCCTCAGCTTTCTTGATGGCGTCGCGCAGCCTCTCGACGCTCGGCCCCAGCCCGTTGTCGTGGTCCAAAACGAAGTCCTTCAACACCTCGAGCAGTTCGCTCTGATGAGCCGTCGCCGCCTTGGCCTCCTTCGCATAGGAGTCGAGCGTCTCTTCCATCAACTCCCATCGGTAGCGTTCGTCGGAGAGTGCGTCCATCACTGGGACCTCCGAGCCATCTCTTCGCGCACCGCCTGAAGCCACTGGAGATTCTTGGCGTGCCACTTGTCGGCGGTGTCCATCGCCTTCTCTTCTGCCTTCTCGAGGAACCACGCCACGGTCCGGTCATCCACGTCGGACAACCTCTTCCCCTTATGCTTGGTGAAGGTGATGACCGCCGAGACGTCCCCGTTCTCTTCCGGGGCGCTGACCGGGACCACCTTCACGGCCGATGCGCCCAGCTTTGCGGCGAGCTTCTCTTTGACCGCTTCCGTGGTGGAGCGAGCGGACATCTGAGGCTGAGCCCGGACCTGCCCCTGCTGTGGGGCGCCAGCGCTTGCCGCATTGCCGTCGTCGTCATCGTCCGGGGCAACACCCACCAGTGCCGCGAGGGCATACCTCCGCCCGTACGTGATGGCGGACCCGTAGCCCTGGGCCGTGTTCTGAGTCACGGGGAATGTGCATCGGTCGCGCATCCACTCACCCGAAGAATGAAGGAGCGTGGTGGTGACTCGGACGCCTCCGTTGCCAGAGCTCACGGTCTGCGTCACGGCCAGCCCGTTCGCTGAAAGAGGGGCGCGGCACGCCTCCCAGACGCTCGCGAGGTCAGCGTATTTCTTCCCCTGGAACTGGGGGTTGATGCTCTCCCGCTTGGCGCCGTGCATCATCCCTTGCGCCTTGGCCAGCGCTGCAGCGAGTGCTCCGATAGTGGCTGATTCCATCTTCTCTTCGATTGCGTCGCTCATTTTGACTCTCCGTTTTGAAAGGTAGACCGAAAGGCCCGATAACCGGGCTTCTGGATGGTGTGCTTGGCGAGGATTGCGGCGGGAGGATTCAACTCCTTCAACAGCGCCTCAACTTCGAGCGCCGTCCGGCCCTTCACGTTCGACCACGCGGCCCGCCACCCGCGGCCCTCAATGCTCGACGCGTCGCCACAAAGCGCCTTGAGGTGATTCTTTGCCTCTTCCTCCCGGTACTCGGCGGCATCCTTTGCCAGCTTCGCCGCCTGGAGTTGAGTCGCCCAGCGCTCGGCCTCGGGCGTGGCCTGCACAACCGGTCCCTTGGCCACCGGGTAACGCGCCGCCAACCACTCCGCGCAGCCCTCCGAGGCGTCTTCGGGTGGGGGCTTTCGGGTCAATACGTGGTCAACCCAGAAGCGGTCGATATGCTCGAAGAGCATCCCCTGAATCTCCGGGTTCGACTCGACGAAGTACTGTCGGAGGTCATCCATCCCAATCAGGGCAATGAGGCGGGCGCGCTTGAAGCCAGAGAGGGCTAGGTAAATCTGTACCTGGCAGTGGTGAATAAGGGGGAAGGCGTCGTCCGCCTCCCCGTACTCCTTGGCCGCGAAGCCGCTCACACTCTTGAACTCCACCACCTCCGGGCCGTCGTCGGCCTGGTTCACATCATCCAGATTGGAGCGCATGAAAGCGCGGCGCGGGTCCTTCAGTTTCCGGGGACCCAGAAGAGTAAGCCCGAAGTCTTCGGCCGCCATGGATCTGATGACCGGCTCCATCAGTGTGCCCCGGCGCGCGGCCTTGCCCGCCGGCTCGTCGAAGCCCTCGACGATTCGACGCCACACGGCGTGCGGGGACTTGTTCGGATTGAGCCCGGCTATGGCGGAGCCGTCCGACCCGCCCACCATCTTCTTCTCTTCGTCCGTTAGCATCGCGCACCCTCCGGCAACGTGTATGGGATGCGGGCTTCATTCGAGAGCCGCTCAATCCGCTCCGCCTCCTCAATCAAGGCCTGCTCTGCCCAGGTCAGCTCGCGACCCATGAGGGAGATGACGTCTCCCCGGTCATCGGCCACACCCAGGACTTCGGCGCTCCACTCATTCCCGATGTCGTCCACCACCCCGACGACGTGGTGCTCGACCTCGAGGAAGTCGCAATTGCAGGCCACGTCCCGGCGGAAGCAGCTGCACCTGGTCCGGTCAAGCTTGATGAGGGCGGAGACCATCACTGGGCCACCGCGCCAACGTCTTCTGCGCCCACCGCAAAGACGACGAACTTCGCCGCCAGCATGAACTCCAGCTCCGCCCTGCGACGGACCCAGTTGGCCTTGGTGATGTCGCTGCCCCCGGCCGTCCCTTTAATGCAGGCGTCTTCGTAGACGATGGCGTTGTCTAGATTCAGCTTGGCCCTGGTGAGTGCGGCGAGCGTTTCGGCGAGCGATGGGTCCATTGTGTTGTCTCCTGGCGGTGAGGGGTAAATTAATGCCCCAGGCTCTACCTCTTGTCAACTGGGGCAAATACGTGACAGTGTGGCGGGAGGCAAGCGGACCAACTACAAGGAGTAGACCCGTGCGAAATGCGGCGCTTAAGGAGGGGAAGAGATTGAGCCCAGTCATTCCGAAGGCCGGCCCGCCACCTGTAGACCTCAAGGTCCGATGCCCAGCAGACCTAGCGAAGGCCCTGGATATGGTGGTGGAGGTGGAGAACGCGAAGCGGGCGGAAGGGGAGAAGCTCAGCCGCAACGACGTGGTGGTTCACTTTTGCCGCAGCGCGTTCGAGACTTGGCAAAAGGAGCGTAAATCCGAGAAGTAATTTCAGTGATTCTGAAACTTCCGCAACGCCGCGCTGCGAAGTGAAAATAAGATTGGGCCCATGTACTTTTGGCCTAGTCAGATGTCAGACCGTTGTCGTACTAGTGGCCACATCATGCGACCGCCAGCGCTAACGAAACCCGAGTCAGCAGCTTGCCCGCCTCCGTTTTCAACATCCTGCCTGGCGGTAGGACTAGAGAACGCGACGGCGGGCATTTTCACTCAACCCGTTGATTGGTGGATGAGGCGCGTTCGTCGAAGTTGACATAACGTGTCTCATCCACCGGAGCGACTCCGGTGCTGTCAAACAAGAGCAGGACAACAAACCCCCGTCTTAATTGGTTTTCTGGCGCAGTCCCCTGTGCGGCTGGCAAGCATTCCCGCATTTCCGCGAGAATCTCCGAGTGCCGATATGTCCCGAAGTCGGCCGCGGAAGAACGCGCGGCGGCAATCCCGGTCCTCAGGGAGGTGCGGAGACTCATTCGCCGGGGCTGGTGTCGCGCCGGGCTGGCGCGGGATGCCGATGGGCGGGAGTTTTCGGAGTCCGGGTTCGGGACGCCCGTTTCATGGTCCCTCCTCGGGGCAATCATCCAGGCAGGGAAGGGAGAGATTGAGGGGGAGTACGCCCGGCGAGCCCTCCGCAAGCACGTAGGGGAGATTGGAATTTGGGACACCCACCCCCTCCGCTCCAGGGTTCAGGTGTTGGCGCTCCTGGACCGGGTACTAGCTGACCTGGGGCACGTTTCGGCCCCCAAGCGCGCCCGCAACATTATCCGACCCTCCAGGACCTCTCTCGCCTCGGAAGTGGTGTCGGCCGGAGGTGGGCTATGAAAGCCCTCCGACTGGTCCGGACCGAGGTGCCCTTTCGTCCGTCCGAGGTGGCTGAGTCTCTCGGCGTGTCGGCCGCTACCGTTCGCCGCTGGGCTCGCTTCGGGGCGCTGGTGGCCCATCAATTCCGTGGGAGCCCGGCGATGTGGGTCTATCCCTCGGACCTCGCCCGGTTTCTGAAGGGCAGGGCGTCATGAGCGCGAATCAAACCGCCCTCATCCGGCTAGAGCTAGGTTTCCTGAATCAGCTCCTCGCGATGGCCATGCAATCGGCGGTGATTGGAGACACGGACGACGTTCTGACGGATTTGGAACGGGCGAGGACGGTGGTGGAGCGGATTTCAGTGCTGGTGCCCAAGCTACTTCCGAAGACGGAGGCGGCGTAAATGGCGCCCTCGGTCCGAATCAGTCGGAAGACGGCGAAGGCGCTCCTCACCTACTTCGAGGCCAACGCCGAATATGAATGGGCGCCTCCGGGGCCACTCGGGGAACTCCGCGCCGCGCTCAAGCCCAAGCGCTCCGTTGTTGCCGCTCGCGCCCGAAAGGCCTCGAAGCGGAGGACGAAGAAGGAGGAGACGGCGGAGATTCGAGCCGCGGTGATGGCTCGGGCGGATGGCGTCTGCGAGATGTGCAGCACGGCGCGACCGCTTCAGCTCCATCACGCATTCGGGAGAGTACGGGTTCGGCAGGCAACCTCGAACTGCCTCGGAATCTGCGATTGCTGTCATCACGACCTGACCAATAACGAGGGCGGAGCGGCTCATTGCTGGGAGAAGGTCGGGGACACGTTCGCAAGTCTCTGTGAGCACGAGTCGGCCGGTCGGGCCTGGAGGAATCAGGCCTACGCCGAGTCGAAGGACGAGCTTTCAGCGGGGGTGGGCGGATGAGGCTCCTCCTTAAGCTCCTCGAAAACTTCCCGGCCATGTTCCTGGTGGCTGCTGTCTCTCTGCTCCTCTTCGGGTGCGCGCGATGACAGCAACGCAAACCTCGATCGAGGCATTCCGCTCCATCCAGGGCCCCACCATCACTGGGCTCCAACTTCGATGTCTCCGGCATCTCCGGATGGTTGGCCCCTGTACCGCGCGAGAATTGTGCGCCAAGTCCGGGGAAGACATCCCCCTTCAGAAGAGGCTCCCGGAGCTCGTTTCGCGTGGATTGGCATTCCGTGTCGGCGAGCGGACCTGCTCCGTCACCGGCAAATCCGCAACCGTTTGGTCCCCTGTCGCAGCACCGACGCCCGAGCGGTCTTTCCCCCCTTTGGCCCGCTCGGGCGTCATTCCGACTTCATCGGCTGAGATGGTCTCGGCCGTGGGCACCCCTCCGCTTCCGGCACGCGGCGGAGGGGTGTCGATTTCCTACGCCGACTCCCAGGAGCGATTCACTCAACTGGAGACCTGCTCGAAGTGCGGCGGGAAGTGGCTCGGCGGACCAGTCCATTCCCCTCACTACAGCCATGCCGGCGTGATGGTGGATTGCGTCGGGGCGGTGGTTCAGTGAGCGCCCTTCCGGAGTACACGAAATTCCTGGCCGGGAAGCTGGCTCTCGCCAAGCCCTCCGGCTTCGCAGTGGAGAGCGCTGAGTTTTCAGAGGGCCTCTTTCACTTCCAGGCAGACCTGGTGAAGTGGGCGCTTCGGCGGGGAAGGGCGGCAATCTTCGCCTCCACCGGCCTCGGGAAAACCCGGATGCAGCTCGAGTGGGCTCGGCAGGTTCGGGAGCATGCCGGTGGTCCGGTGTTGGTGCTGGCTCCACTGGCGGTAGCTGCGCAGACGGTGGCGGAAGGAGCGCTCGCCGGCATCGATGTCACCCTGGCTCGAGAGCAATCGGATTGCCGCTCCGGCATCAACGCCACCAACTACGAGCGGCTCCATCGCTTCGACCCGAGCACCTTCGCGGGGGTGGTGTTGGACGAGTCCTCCTGCATCAAACACTTCGGCTCGAAGACGCTGACCCAACTCCTCGAGGCCTTCGGGCGGACGGAATACCGGCTTTGTGCCACCGCCACACCGGCCCCCAACGACTACACGGAGCTCGGGACGCACGCCGAGTTCCTGGGGGTCTGCTCCCGGGCGGAGATGCTGGCTGAGTTCTTCTGCCACGACGGCGGAGAGACTCAGGTCTGGCGCCTCAAGGGTCACGCCCGAAAGCAATTCTGGAAGTGGGTCGCCTCGTGGGGGGCTCTGGTTCGGGCTCCGTCAGACCTCGGCTATGACGACGGCGGCTATAACCTCCCACCACTGAAGGTGGAGCAGCACCTTCTGGGAGTGGACCAGGCGGCGATCTTCGCCTCGGGCGAGCTCTTCGCGCCCGATTCCCAGACGCTGATGGAGCGGCGAGGCTACCGGAAAGACTCACTCGCAGACCGGGTGGCCTCCACCGCGGCGCTGGTGAACGAGGCGGCCGATGAGCCGTGGATCGTCTGGTGCGACCTGAACGCGGAGGCGGACGCGTTGATGGATGCCATTCCGGATGCAGTGGAGGTGCGCGGCTCGGATGACATCGATGTCAAGGAAGCGCGGCTGCTCGGGTTCGCCCAGGGAAAGCATCGCGTCCTTGTGACGAAAAGCAGCATCGCAGGCTTCGGGCTCAACTGGCAGCACTGCGCCCGGGTGGCTTTCGTAGGGCTCACTGACTCCTGGGAGTCGTATTTCCAAGCCATCCGCCGATGCTGGCGCTTTGGGCAACGCCGAGCGGTCGAGGTGCACGTCTTCGCCTCGGAGCTCGAGGGCGCCGTCGTCAAAAACCTGGAGCGCAAGGCCCGGGACGCGGAGGCGATGGCGAAGGAGCTCTCCCTCGAGACAGCGGGCTCCGTCCGGGCGGAAGTCATCGGAAGCAGAAGGCTCAACAACGACACCAACCACCGCACGGCAATGAAATTGCCGTCATGGATTCAGACGAGGGGCGCATGAAAACCATCGCACAGGAAACAGGGGAGAATTGGGCGGCGTACCACGGCGACACGGTGGAGGTGGCGCGCGGGCTTCCGGACCAGTCAGTGGACTTCAGCGTTTTCAGTCCGCCCTTCGCCAGCCTCTACACCTACTCCTCCAGCGAGCGGGACATGGGCAACTGCCGGGGCCCAGAAGACTTCTTTGAGCACTTCCGTTTCCTAATTAGGGAGCAAGCCAGGGTGATGCGGCCGGGCCGGAACGTCTCCATTCACTGCATGTTGCTCCCCACCTCGAAGGAGCGGCACGGATACATTGGGCTCCAGGACTTCCGGGGGGACATCATCCGGGCCTACCAGGCGGAAGGCTTCATCTTTCACTCCGAGGTCGTCATCTGGAAAGACCCGGTGACCGCCATGCAGCGGACCAAGGCGCTGGGGCTCCTCTGGAAGCAGATCAAGAAAGACTCCACCCGCTCCCGCCAGGGGATCCCGGACTACGTGGTGACGATGAGGGCGCCGGGAGAGAACCTCTCGCCCGTCTCGCATACCGCGGAGGAATTCCCGGTGGAGCAGTGGCAGCGGTGGGCCTCCCCGGTTTGGACGGATATTGACCCCTCCGACACCCTTCAGCACCAGAGCGCCCGGGAGGATGAAGACGAGCGGCACATCTGCCCGCTTCAACTGGGCGTCATTCGCCGCTGCATCAATCTCTGGAGCAACCCCGGGGACCTCGTCTGGAGCCCCTTTATGGGTATCGGCTCCGAGGGACACGTCGCCATCCAAGAGAAGCGGCGCTTCGTTGGGGCGGAACTCAAGAAAAGCTACTTCGAGCAGTCCTGTCGAAACCTTCAAATTGCCTCCGGAGGAAAGCAAGCCGGGCTCTTCGACATCGAGAAAGCGCGGGCGGGATGACTCTCTCCCTCGTCCGTCCCCCGGAGTTGTGCGCCCATCAACGGGCTCTCGGCAGCTGCTACGTCTGCTGGCCGGAGGCAGTGATGTCCCGCCTCGAGTCTCGAATCGTCACGCTTGAGACCGAGAACGCAGACCTGACGCTCCGCCTGGCTGAAGAGGTCCGGAAGCGCGGAGAGGTGGTCCGCCACGTGGCGAAGATTATGGAGGTGAAGCCGTGACGGACTCAGAAGACGTGCGACGGGTCTATTCGGTCGAGTCCGCTATCGGGGCTCCGGATGAGATGGAACGGCTTCGAGAGGCATTGGCCGACCTTCGCGACTGGTGCTCCGCGCCCTACGACGACCACACCGAGAAATTCGACCACTGGGCCGAAATCTTTCGCCGGGAGACCGGACTCATGCGCCCCGGCAAGAGCGTCCCGCTGGCGATGGGCGGACAGGACGAGGAAGAGCGGCACGCCAGATATCGGAAGTGGGTTGAGCAGCGAGCGACGGCCCTGTTCAGGCGTGTCGATGCCGCACTGATGGGTGAGCGCCCATGACTCCCACCCTCTTCCTTCTTATCGGCCTGGCGGTGGTGGTGATGGCGTTCTGGCTCTTCCATTCCGAGCCGAACAAGCGGGTCTGGATTCAACAGGCGGAAGAGTTTGAGTCCGAGGCTTCGGACTGCGCTCTCTCCGGGAGTCTCGTGAAGCTGTCCCGGGCGTGCGACCTCCTCATCAAGGCGGAAAAATCCTGGGTACTCGCGGGGGAGTTTCGACGCGCAGCTCTGGCGGCTCGTCGGGTGGCGGGGTTGAAGGACCGCCTTGGGGATTTCTGGGACTCCCGGGCCGACGCGGCGAGGGGGCTTCAGTGACGCTCACCGTTGGGAGTCTCTTCTCTGGAATCGGTGGTCTAGACCTGGGCCTGGAGCGGGCCGGGATGAAGGTCCTCTGGCAGGTGGAGTGCGACCCCTATGCGCAAAAAGTCCTTCGGAAGCACTGGCCGGAAGCTCGCCTCTTCGACGACGTCCGCACCCTGCGAGGATGTGATGCCCCCCCCGTTGACGTCTTGTGTGGAGGCTTCCCTTGTCAGGACATCAGCCTTGCCGGCAAGGGCGCTGGCCTCGACGGAGAGCGCTCCGGTCTCTGGCGAGAATACCTCCGGCTCATTCGCGAGCTTCGACCCCGCTACGTCCTCGTGGAGAACGTGGCAGCTCTCCTTGTTCGGGGGGTTGAGCGAATTCTCGGGGACCTGGCCTCGAGCGGGTTCGATGCGGAATGGGACTGCGTCCCAGCGGCAGCCCTTGGCGCCCATCACCGACGTGATCGGCTCTTCCTGGTTGCCTACTCCGAGCGCGACACCGTACGGCATGAATCAGAGCCCGAGCCCGGGTGCGGCCGAGCGGCTGAGTCTGGACGCGATGGCTCGGAGGTCAATGTGGCCAACGCCTCGAGCGAGCGATGGCGAGAAGGGCGGGCCGAACCAGAGTCAGGGCGGCTACCCGTCTTTTTCCGCCCTGGCCTCGAGGACTTCGGAGGAACCTGGGCCGTTGAACCCGACGTGGGTCGAGTGGCTCATGGGGTTCCCTCTCGGGTGGACCGACTTAGGTGCCTCGGAAACGCCGTAGTTCCCCAGGTCGCTGAATTCATCGGCCGGCGGATTGTCGCCCACGCGGAGGCCGCATGATGTGCCTCGGCTCCCACATCCCCGCCAAGGGAACCAAGATGATTGCCGCGGGTGCGCGCGTCCCGGTGGGGAAGTTCCGCTGCGTCCGGTGCGACGTCCTGGTTCCAGTCAATGGTTACGGGGAGGCCCTCGAACATGAGGAGCCCGCCCGGCAGGTCCAGAAGCTTTCCAGCTCGATTAACTGACTCAACCGCTCGAGGGGGCGAAATTGCGACTGCCGTTCATTCAGGTGACGCAGGAAACATGGAGCAAGGCCCGCATGCTTTCCGGGCTCTTGGCCATTCCGGAGAGGGAGTGTCTGGGGCTGATTCTCGACCTCTGGGCATGGGGACTCGAGCTCGGGCCGCAGGATGAGGCGCCGACCGGGGTCTGTGACAACCCTCGAGCGGTAACGATGTTGGCAGGGGCGCTCCGGTTTCAAGGGTCGAGCGCGGAGTTGGCCAATGCCCTGTCGGACGTCGGACTGATGGAGGCGCTGGAGTCCGGAGGCATCCGGATCCGCGGACTGGACCGGTATAAACGGACCTGGAAACGCAACCGTGTCGGGAAAAGCGCGGAAACCGACGCGGAACCGACACCAAGTGCGTCGGTTTCCGACACCAAACCGACAAATCCCGACGCGAAACCGACGCACCAGACGCAGACGCAGACGCAGAAGAAGATAAAAACAAAAGAAGAAGAACCGAATCCGATCTCCGCGATGGGAAGTCTCCGGCTTCCGATTGATGCGAAGCCTGAACGGAGAAAAGAGCCGGCCCCGCTCAAGCCAGGATTCAAGCCCGGTGAGGTTTTCTTTCTTTGGGCTCAAGGCGAACGCGAGCAACAGGCCGGCCTGATTCCGGAATTGAGCCTGGACCCACCAGACACCGAAGCCTGGTTCGCCGAGGCGTCGGCCGTCGTCGGGAGCCTCGACCGGCTCAAGGGGACCTACAACGCTTTTCTGGTGGACCCGTTCTGGATGAAGAACCGGAACCGCTGGGCTCAATTTCGGAAGAAGTGGCGCGACTTTGTCCCCCCGGCCGAGGCACCGGCTCCACCCGTTCCGGCCTGTCGGGTCTGCGCCTCCACGGCCAACGTCTCCGGGGGCTGGTGCTCGCCATGCGGCGTGGCATGGCAGAACTCCGACGCGGCTCGGGAGGTCATTACGGCCGACGACCCGAATGCGCTCATTGAGGCCTGGGTGAGTGGGCGGAAAGAGGCCGCATGAAAATCCGCTGGCTCGCCTGGCTCTGCCGACTCTTCCCCTGTTCAGCCCCGAACATTCCCGACTCGGAGGGGCTCATCCCCATCGTTAAAATCGGGGTCTGTTCCAGGTGTGGGCAGGCCGTTACCAAGCCTTGGAGGTTGGTGCCGTGAGGGAGCACGACAAGGATTGCGCGTCGTTGCCATGCGGTGACCCTGAGTGTACGGCTCCCGGATGTCGGAACCAGCCATGCACCTGCGGGGCCGCTGAATTCAACGCCGGGCTTGCGGCTGGGCGGCGAGAAATCCCGTGCTGGTGTCCGGACGTGTCCTTGGCGATGGATTGCCCGAAGCACGCGCCAGACGAGGCCCGGAAGATTCTGAAGGAGTGTCTCGCCCTCCGCTCCCGGGTGGAGGCGCTCGAAGCATTGGCCGCGGACGTGCTCCATCAGGTGGACATCGGAGACTACATGGACGGCATGGACCATGACCTGAAGATGAACGTCACCATCGGCAATCTTCGGCGGGCCCTCCACCCGGAGGTGAAGACGTGAGCGACGACAAGTACGGGCCAGTAGCGCGGGACCCCGTGGCCGAGGCGAGGGCAATCGGAGAAGACCTGAAGGCGTCCATGCTTCAGTCCGCGCTGCGCATCTCCTCCCTCGAAGCCCAGGTTCGGGAAGGGGCGGAGCGCGAGGCGAGGTTGAGGGAGGCGCTGGAGAGCTGCGAGAGCCCTCACTGGTGCCCGTCGTGCGATGCGAAGCTGGGGCCACAGGCGCACAAGCCGGAATGCTTGCTGCGTGCCGCCCTCTCCTCCTCCCCACCCATCCCAGACCCCAGGGACGGGCAGATAGCTGCGGCGAACGCGTTGGCCCAAGCATCCGAGTCGGGATACCTCGCCGGGTGGAACGAGGCGGTTGAGCGCTGCGCCCAAGTTCTGAGCGCGGACTGCACCGATACGGCATTTGCCGAGGCGAACTGGATTCGCAAACTCAAGCGAGGCGCCACGGAATCCGCCACGAAAGAGCCATCCCCAGACGCAAACGAAGCGCCACCGAAAGCGCCGAAACCATGACTCCTGAGGCCTACCTTCAATTCTGGCGCGACATGATGGCCTGGGCTGTCGGCCTGGGAGTCTTCATCGCGGGCGAGCTTCTGGTGATTACCGTGTTGCTGGCGGTGAGGCGATGAGGAAATCCAAGCTAGCCGCGCTGGGTGCCATGCTGGCGCGTTCGCAGACCCCATCGGGCCTCTTGGTGTGCAGCGACCCCGACATGCTCGCCACGGCCAAGCCAGGCCCCTTCCCGGTCATTTTTACGATTCCCATTCGGACGGTCTCAACCTCGAACGTCCGGGAGCATTGGGCGACTCGGGCTAAGCGGACGGGACGGGAGCGGGCGGCGATAGCTTGGATGGGCGTGGCGAAGTGCGCGCTGGTGGTCCTGCCCGTCACGGTGACGCTTACACGAATCGCCCCGCGCGAGCTCGACGACGACAACCTCCGCGGATGCCTTAAATCGTGCAGGGATTCTGTCGCTGACTGCCTGGGCCTTCCGAATGACAGAGACCCACGAGCAACCTGGACCTACTCCCAAGAGCGCGGGAAACCGAAGGAATACGCGGTGAGAGTCACCATCGAGGCGAGGCCATGAAGTGCGGAACGGATGGATGCGAGCACAAGGCGAAGGAGGCGCGCAAAATCGCCTTTCCCGAGCACGCGGGGTTGTGCGGCTTCTGCTCGTTCAAGGCCTGGCAAAAGCGCCTCGGCATTCTGGGTAAAGCCTGGCGGGAACGACCCATCACCGAACGAACGGACACTTGGCCATGAAAATCCGCTCCACAGACACCTTCACCCTCCCGTGCGGCTGCCTTGCTAATGAAGTCCGCTACTTCGACGAGGAGGGGGTCGAAATCGACGACGTCATCGAATTCGAGCCCACCCCCACCGGCGCCCGGATTCTCGAGCGCTGGGAGACAAGTCCCGGAATCTGGAGAAGCCAGGAGAGCTTCGGGACCTTCCATGCCGTCTGCCGGCACTCAGCTCCGAGGCCCTACTTGAATGGGCACATGACGGAGATGGAGGGGTGAGAAACAGGGCCGAGCCATGGTTCAGGACGGAGGGGAGGCGCCGCCTAGAGGAAGAGGTGGCCCGGTATCAGAATCGGCCGCGCCTCGACGGGTTCTTCCTGGACACCCAGTTCATGGACATCACGAACCCCGGCCCGGTGTACGTCAACATCACGTGCCACGCGCCCAGCCGGAACATGCGCATCACGGGTTTCGACGATGAGCCGATAGCGGACGCGCCCGGGCCGGACATGATCGACGTCCTTCTGGGTGCCTATGGCGGCGGCGAGCCGCGATGACAGCCTTTGCCTGCCAGCAATGTCAGGCCATGGCCCTCAACTGGCTCGAGAAGCCACCCAAAGAGGGCGAACGCTTCACCTGCTCTGAATGCGGAGTGGAAAGGATGGTTACGAAAGTGAAATTCGGGATGGTGGCGAGTTGTGAGGTGAAGAAGAAGCCTCAGAGGTGGAGCAAATGAGGCTCGCCCTGGTTGCGCTGCTACTCGCTGGGTGGAAAGTGGGCAAGGACGACAAGTTTCTGTCCGTCCAGATCGCCCCCTCCGTTGAAGTCGCATGGATTGACGGTTGTGGAAGGTGCTGGGTGCCGGGAGATGGCGGGGCGATTGAGGACCGGGGCCCATTCTGCCGAGCCACGGCTCCCGTCTACCGAACGATGGTCAACGGGCCCGATGCCGGCCAACCCGCGGGCTGCGATGGCGAGTGGGAGGAGCAGCACCTCGTCACCTGTATGCCGACCGTCGTGAATCGGAACTACACCCGCCGGCTCGCGGACGGTGGAACCGAGTTCAAGAGCGTTAACGAGTCCAGGGGCTGCCGATGAGACTCGCCGGCTCGATGTGGACCAGCCCCAACACCCTCCTCGGCCTGCTCGCCGCGCTCCTGGGTGGCGGGAAATTCTACGGTGTCCGCGGTGGCGCCCTCGTCTTCGTTCCGAGGACCTGGGGGTTCTGGGCGTGGTTCTTCCAGAGCTGGGGAGGCATCACCATCGGGGAGTGTGTCTTTGTTCGGGACGGGGAGAACGCCTCCGTCCTGGCGCATGAGCTCCGGCATGTTTGGCAGTACCGGTGTTTAGGGCCGCTCTTTCTTCCGGCTTATGGGTTGGCCTCGGTGTGGGCGTGGTTGAGCGGGCGGCATTACTACAACGAGCAATTTTTTGAAGTCGATGCGCAGCGACATTCGTGACGGACCAATGTGGTATTTTCCTCGAACCAGCGATTACGGGAGTCCAGCGAATGAGCGAGAGCAGGACCGCGGTTCCGGTAACAGGAGCAACGTCCAGCACCAGCAAGCTCGACTACATCCTTCGGGCCGGAGGGAAAAGCGACTGGCCGATGGTTGCCGATGCCTGGGTCAACTCTCACCGGGCATCCAGTCGAGCAACCAAGCTATCGAACAAGGCGACCTTCTTCCGCCACCATCACCGCATCGTCGACCTGCTGCTTCAGAGCCCAGGCGTGCGCGTCATCGTGGCAGCCCCCGCTGACGACGACTTCACCGCCTACGGGTTCGCCGTCGTTCAGGGCTCGCTGGTGCACATGGTCTACGTCAAGGCCCCGTTCCGAAGGATTGGCGTGGCGAAGACGATGCTGGCCGGCTTCAGGCCTTCCGGTTTCACCCATTGGACGAAAGACATCGGGCAATGGATTTACGACAAGTACCCCGGGCTCAATTACGACCCGTTTTGGATGGAGGCACCGTGAGCGAACCTGCGAAAGAAGCGAAGGAAGCCAAGCGACCGAAGGTGACGCGGTTTCTGACCCGAGACGTCGTCAACTACGGCGGCGTCACGAAAAATACTCTCAACACGGGCGATATGGGGGCCGTCATCGATCGCACCCCTGGCGGGCTCCTGGTGCGCTACGAGCGGCCCGACTCGAAGGGCAAGATGGAGCGGCGGGAGACCTTCGTTCCGGACTCCAATGTCATCTCAATCGACCTCGAAACGGGTGCATAAAGCCACCATCAGCGGAGGCTAAATGGCCACGGACACAAGCGAAAACGCTGGATCCCCCCGTCGCAGGCGCGGTCCCCCTCTCCGGACCCTGAAGCACCTCCGCGTTTTCGTGGCCAAAGTGCTGCGCGAGCTCAAGGCGGAAGGGAATGGCGGCGACCCCAACACCGCCCGCTGCCTCATCTATGGGGCGAAGGTGCTGTCGGAGATCATCTCTGGTTCGGACCTGGAGGCGCGGATCGAGCGGCTCGAGGGGAAGCGGCCCGAGAGTCCGGCCGGGGTGCAGTGATGGAGGTGGGCGACCCCGAGTACATGCGCGCTGCCTACAAGCGTTACTACGCGAAACATGGGCCACGCATCCGAGAGAGCAAGCGGCATGCGTCGAGGAAACGTCAGTACGGACTGACGCCAAACGAGTACGCGCGGATGATTTTCCTTCAGAACGCGGCATGCGCGATTTGCGGAAAGCCACAGGAGGCCGAACGGTGGGGCAGCCTGTCGGTGGACCACAACCACGCCACAGGAAAGACCCGGGAGTTGCTGTGCAGTGGGTGCAACAGGATGCTCGGGTATGCGCACGACGACCCGGACTATTTGAGATTGGCGGCCGAATACCTGGAGAAGCATGGCTCAACTGGAATCACGAGTAGAGGCCCTTGAGGCACGGATCGAGACGCGGGACGTATCCGATGATCTCGTGAAGGCGCTTCGAGCCGAGTGCTTCGACAAGCAACTTGCCGTCTGGGACGACCCAGCGCGAAGCAAGGGCATCCTTGGGCCGAGACGCATCGGCAAGACGGAATTTAATCCGAGGTTCCTGTTGGGCGAGGCCGCGAAGAAGAAGGCCCTCACGCGCTACTGGGGCATCAGCCGACTTCGGGCCAAGCACCTCATTTGGGACCATCTCCGGGCGGTCGACCAACGTCTCGGCATTGGCGCCAGGTTCAACGATACGGAGCTCGAGGTGCGGCTCCCTGGCGGCGGGATGGTCCGACTCCATGGAGCAGACAAGGAGAAGGAGACCCAGAAAAAGCGCGGCGACAAGGTGGCGGCCGACGTGGTGGACGAGTCGCAGCTATTCGGCTCGTACATGAAGACACTCTGTGAGGACGTGATCGAGCCCGGCCTAATGGACCTCCAGGGCTGCCAGGTGCTCGAGGGCACTCCGGGCGTCGTCTGTGCCGGATATTGGTTCGATGTCTCAGGCGGTAACGACTTCGCCAGGCGATGGGAATCCACCAAGGTCCGCGGCTACAGCCTTCATCGCTGGATGCCATGGGAGAATCCCTATTTCAAGAACGCCAGGGAGGAAGTCTACGCGCTCAAGGCCAAGCGCGGATGGGACGACAAGCATCCGACGTGGCTCCGCGAATACTGCGGCATTTGGGTCAACGACACTGGCGCGCTGTTCTATAAATGGGACGAGCACCGCAACAGCTACAAGCCGGGCGCCCTCATTCCGTGGGGCCCAGGATGGCAACACGTCGTCGGATGGGACCTCGGCAAGGTGGATGCGATGGCCCTCGTCTACTGGGCATTTCATCCGAAATCGCGCGACCTGATCGAGGCCTTCAGCTGGAAGGAGAGCGAAATCACCTCAGACCTTGTCGTCGCGGAGGCGAGAGCTATCGAAGCGCGGCTCGGCTTGGATGTGGTGGGCAGAGTGGCAGACACGGGCGGCCTGGGCGCGCTCATCGTGGAGGAGGTGGCCCAGCGCACCGGGATGCACTTCGAGGCCGCCAAGAAGACGGACAAGCGCGCACACGTGGAGATGTTCAACGGGGAATTGCTCGCCGGGAGAATCAAGACAGCCTACGGCTCAGTGTACTCCGAGGAGATTGCGCAACTTCCGAAGCAATCGGACTGGGTCCCGGAAGAGCACGACGGCCAAGCACCACCAGAGGATCCGCGCTTTGCGAACCACTGCTGCGATGCCGGTCTCTATGGGTGGCGCCGGGCCGCACACTGGATGTTTGAGCCCGAAGCAGAGAAGCCGCCGGCACCCAACACCCCGGCCTGGTTTGCGAAGCAGGTGGAGGAAATGGAAAATCAGGCCGAAGAGGAAGTGAGACAGGCGAAGATGGAACGAGCGGAAGACGAGGAGGCCAACGAATGGCTGTGAAAAGACGACGACGCATCGATATGCCGGACGCGGTCTCCGCTATCCGGGGCCAGGTGGCGGACCTCACCTCGAGCCTGGGCTACCTCAATGACTCGCTCGAGGGGCTCGCTCAGCAGATTGGGCGGTTCGGCTCGCTGACTCGGGAGGTGACGGGAGCACCTCCGTATGTGCCGCCTGAACCCGCGTACTATCCGAAGAACCCATTCTTCGAGCGCCCCAAGTCGGCTCTCGTCCTGAGCCCAGAAGAGCAAGCCAAGAAAGCCGCCCTCCTCGCCCAATTCGACGACAAGGCGCGGATGCGGGAAGAGCTCGAGGCGGACATGGAGGCAGGGGCGTGAGCTTTCCGAACACCTCCTCGTTTGTCCCCGGCCCGGACACGCGGTGGAAGTGCGGAGCCTGTGGGGACGTCTGCACCTGGCTCGCCGATCGCTGCATGTGCGGAAAGACCGAGAGGGTGAACACGAGCATGGGCCCGGTCCTCCACTACAAGGGAGGTAAGATTCCGTCGATCATTGACGCATCACCGACAGGGACGGCCACCGAGAGCGATTTCATGGGTGAAAAACACACGTAGCGCCACCATCCGAAAAGAAGGCAGAGACCTGGGCCTCACCCCGACGGAGCGCCATCAGAAGAACCAGCTGATGCGCCAGTTCATCCGCGGCGACGGCGAGAAGGGCAACAGCCAGGCGTTCAAAGAAGGCTGGGATCGCATCTTCGGGAAGAGCGCCGATGAGTGACCTGATTCAGTCCCCGGACGCGAAGCTGTGCGTCTCCTGCCGCAAGCAACGGCGCGACTTGAAGGGCGTACCGGCCAGGCTGGACGGCCACCCCAACACGACGCGCCGGCTCATCTGCTGGGCGTGCGTGAAATGGGCCGATGCCCAGATGACCCCAGAGAAGGCGGAAGCGTGACCCTCCCCGACCTGCTCGAGCTGATGGCGAAGCACAAAGCCCTGAAGGTGAAGACGGCGGACTTCGAGGTTGAGCTCCACCCGGTCGCCTTCCTGGACGTCGCCGCCCCAGAGGCGAAGCAGGGCCCGTTCGGAGATGAGAACGGCGAAGGCCAGTGCACCTGTGGGCACACGCTTACGGAACACTCCGGCGATGGGCTATGCTTGCGCGGCTGTAGCTCGGATGGATGCGGGCCGATGAACGACGCCCGGCACGACCCTTAAGGACGGTCACGGAAAGATGCTCATGTCGCCATAGGCTCCATCGACTACCGCTCCTTCGGCTCCAACGGGCCCCCCAACGCCAGCCAGGCGCCGAAAGAGCGTCGCTGGTGGACCCTTTCCGGCACAGAGGCGGCTCAGGCCATCCAGGCCGCGGTCACCTTCCTTCAGCAGAACCAAACGGCGCGGATGACTCAGCAGGTCATCTCGACCCGCCTCTACGGCAACAACACCCTTTTCGGCATCTCCGGCGCCAACCAGACGAAGGTGAACGCCATCAAGAACGCGGTGCGCGAGCGCGTCACCTACAACGTCGTTCAGTCCGTCATCGACACCGTTGGCGCGAACGTCGCGGAGAATAAGCCCAAGCCCTACTTCCTCACCTCCGGCGGCACCTCGAGAGAGCAGCGGAAGGCAAAGAAGCTCAACCAATTCGTCGACGGCATCTTCTACGAGAACAACGCCTACGACCTGGGCGGCATGACCTTCCGGGATGGATGCATCGGCGGGGATGGCGTCATCCACGTCTTCGCCAAACACCAGCGCGTGGCCTTCGAGCGCGTGATGGCTGCAGAGCTCTGGGTGGACGAGGTGGAGGCGATGTACGGCTTCCCCAGGCAGATGCACCGAGTAAAGAATATCGACCGGGGCGAGCTCGCCGGCTACTTCCCGGGCAAGGCGTCAGCAATCGGGTCCGCCAACCCACCCAGCGCCCAGGACATCGGCAACATCGCCAACATTTCAGACATGGTCGCCGTTCGAGAGTCCTGGCACCTGCCCTCATTCCCCGGCGCGAAGGATGGGAAGCACATCATCACGGTGGACGGTGCCGCGCTCACGCCAATGGAGCCGTGGAATCACGACTTCTTCCCGTTCGCCCGCTTCAGTTGGTGCCCTCGCCCGCTCGGTTTCTGGAGCCAGGGCCTCGCCGAGCAGCTGCAGAACATCCAGCTCGAGGTAAACAAACTTCTCTTCCTCATCCAGCGCAGCATGCACCTGGCCGGGACGTTCAAAGTTTTTCTGCAGAACGGCTCGAAAATCGTCAAGGAGCACATCAACAACGACATCGGCGCCATCGTTAACTACACGGGTCAGCCGCCGACGTTCTACGTCCCCCAGGTGGTTCCGCCGGAGTACTACGGCCACCTCTCGACCCTGATTGAGCGCGCATATCAGCAGGGCGGCGTGTCCCAGCTCGCAGCCGCGGCGAAGAAACCGGAAGGTCTCGACTCCGGGAAGGCCATTCGCGCCTACAAGGACAACGACTCGGACCGCTTCCGCACTATCGGCCGCTACAACGACAAGCTGTACCTGGACCTGGCCAAGATGGCGATCGCCACCGCCAAGGACATCGCCGCGGAGAACGGCGGGACTTACGAGGTGACGGTCCCGGGGAAGAAGTTCCTCCGGAAGATGGACTGGGGGGATATCGACCTCGAGGCCGACGAGTACGTGATGCAGTGCTTCCCGGTGTCGAAGCTCCCAAGCGACCCCGCGGGACGGCTCGAGACGGTCCAGGAGTACATCCAGGCAGGGATGCTCTCCCCTCGCCAAGGGAAACGCCTGCTGGACTTCCCGGATCTGGAGCAGGTGGAGGGGCTCCAGAACGCGGCGGAGGACCTACTCACATCGGTGCTCGACGCGATTGTTGATGAGGGGGAGTACTCGCCTCCCGAGCCGACGGACGACTTGGACCTCGCGAAGGAGCTCGTCCTCGAATACCTCGCGCTCGGCCGAATGCAGGCGCTTGAACCTGAGCGTATGGAACTGCTACGCTGTTTTTCGACTCAGGTTGACACGCTGCTTTCGATGGCGACCTCCCCGAGTCCCGCGCCGGTTGCGGAAGGACCCCAGGCTCAGGCCGCCCCTCCACCGACTTCTGATTTGATTCAGAACGTTCCGGGATTGGCTCCAGCCGCGTGACTCTCGCCGCTTCGACTCCTGCAGCCGCCCCCGTGACGAACGGTGCGGCCCCCGCGTCGCCCGCTCCGGTGGAGACAGCAGCCCCAGTCGCGCAGGGCGGCGAAGACGCTCAAGTGAAGAAGGGCTTCGCGCTGATGGCGAAGCGCGAGCGCGGCCTGGCCCTCAAGGCGCACGACCTCTCCCAGAAGGCCGAAGCCTTCAAGGCGGAGAAGGCTGAATTTGAGGAATGGAAGTCCGCTCGGGCCAACTCCAAGAGGGACCCAGTCAGCTTCCTGAAGAAGGAATACGGGGACGACTGGTACGACAAGATGACCGAGCTCCGGCTTTCGGGCGGGAAGGTAACTCCCGAGCTCCTGGGTGAAGCGATGGATGCGAAGATTGCCGCCCTCGAGAAGAAGCACGAGGAGGCCGGCCGCAAGCAACTCGAGGAGCAGAAGGCCCAGGTCCTGCGCGAGTCGGAGCAGTCCTTTCATGCGTGGAAGGACGAAGTGCACGACTTCGTGAGGCAGCAAGCGGACGCCTACGAGCTCATCAACCATTTTGAAGTTCACGACCGGGTGACAGCGAAGATTCAGAGCGAGTTCGCGAAAACTCAGAAGCTCATCACCCCGAAGGATGCGGCCGACGCCATCGAGAAGCAGCTCGAGGAAGCGGCCGGGAAGTCAAAGAAGTTGGGCAAGGCGCCGGCTGCGCCAGTTTCAGCCGACAAGCGAAACGACCCCCTGCAACGACGCACGTTGAGCAACGACATGACGGGCAGCACCCCCGCCGCCAAGCCTCCGCCGGTAGACGACGCGGAGAGGCGACGCAGGGCCCTGGCCGCCATGGACGCAGTCCAGGCGCACCGAGCGTCCTAGGACAACCAACAAGTTTCGCTGCAGGCGCTACGGCGCCACATGGGGTTGACACATGAGCGCCTATCTCGACTTGCCCGCCGGAAATGCGGCCCTTAAAGAGTGGTACGACGGCCAGAAGGTCGACAACTTGGCCTACGACGAGAACCCGATGTTGGCCCTCGTCCCAAAAGAGACGGAAGCCGGCGGGAAGTACATCCCGATCCCCATTCAGTACGAGGTGAACCAGGGCCGGTCGGCGACCTTCTCCAACGCCCAGGGCAACCAGACTCCGGCGCTCCTCGCCGAGTTCATGCTGACCCGGAAGACGGACTACGACGTCGCCACCATCGACAACCAGACGATGGAGGCAGCCTCGAGCGACAAGGGCTCCTTCATCCGCTTCTCGACGATGATGATCGACGGCGCCATCCAGGGCTGTTCCATCTCGGCGGCCTCTGCGCTTCTACGGGACGGGACCGGAACCATCGGCGTCATCGCCACCGGCGGCATCACCTCCGGCGTGATTACGCTGTCGAACCCGGCCGACGTCTCACAGTTCGGCGTAAACCAGACCCTTCAGGCCAACGCCACCTCCGGCGGGACTCCCCGGGCCGCGCTTGGGTACGTCATTGCCCGGAACGTAATGAGCGGGACCATCACCGTTGCCTCATCGGGCCTCGGTGGTTCGGCCGGTTCGCCTTCGGGCTGGACCGCCGGTGACTCGCTGCTCGTCCAGGGCGACAACAACGGAAAGCTCGCCGGCTTCCCGGCATGGCTGCCCACCACGGCACCGACAAGCTCGGACAACTTCTACGGCGTGAATCGCTCCACGGACTCCCGCCTCTACGGCCTGTCCTACGACGGTTCGGCACAGTCCATCGAAGAGGCACTGGTCGACCACACGATGATTCTGGCCCGCGAAGGCAGCTCCCCGGACCACTTCGGGACCAACTTCGGAAGCTACGCGGCGCTGGTGAAGGCGCTCGGCGCCAAGGTCCAGTACGTGGACCTCAAGGGCCCCGCCGACCTGTCCTTCCAGGGCGTCACCATCCACGGCGCCCGTTCGGTCATCAAGGTCGTTGCCGACCGAAGCACTCAGGCCGCCCGCGGCTTCATGCTGAAGCTGAACACCTGGAAGCTCTACTCGCTCGGCCAGGTCCCGAAGATTCTCAAGTACGGGGACGGGCTCGACATGCTCCGCGTCTACAACGCAGACGCAGGCGAAGTCCGGGTCGCCTACTACGCGAACCTCGGCTGCAGCGCTCCCGGGAAAAACGGGCAGACCATCCTGTCGGCGTAAGGGACCCAGACCATGGCAAACAGAGACTTCCAGCAATTCCAGAGCTCGCTCGAGAAGGGGCTCGTCCAGCTCTTCTGCCGCGTCTCTGTTGCCGGCGGCGGGGCCGTCACGCTCCAGAAGTGGAACCCCGCCACGCGCACCTACACCAGTGCGGCGACGACTGGGGCGGGCTCGTACGCAGTTGGGGCCCAGGGCATCAAGACGGTGACCAGGACCGGCACAGGGGCATGGACCGTCGTCCTTCAGGACAGCTACCAGCGGCTCCTGGGGGTCAGGTTCTCGACGACCGCCGCGAGCGGCGTGGCCACCGTTGGGGGCGCCGCAGTGGACGCCACCACCGATGTCACGAGCAACAGCGCGCCCACTATTCTCCTGGTCATCTACAGCACTCCTGGCACGCCAGCAGACCCAGCCAGCGGCGACAAGATTGATCTCCGGTTCACCCTCCAGAACAGCGCGAGCGTCTAGACCATGGCCATCACCGCAAGCGTTGCCCTGAGTTCAGCCACGGCCACCACGGGCCAGCGGGTGGCGGTCGCGCTGACCGTCTCCAACTCTGGCGGCTCGGCGGTCAACGTCACGGCCATTCGGCCGATGATGAGCCCCCAAAACTCGACGAAGGAAACAACCTCCGTCGCGCAAGGCGTCGTTGCGCTGGGCCCGGGAGCAACGGTGTCCGTGGCGGCGAGCGGCTCGACCGTCTTTGCTTACGACATCATCGCCAACACTCCAACGTCTGGGTACGGCCTGGCGATGCCCGCCTCCCAGGTCTACGACGTTGGGGCCACCGTCTACACCTCGGACGGTGCGGTGACTGACGCCACCTCCACCACCCTCACCGCGTCTGACCCGATTCCCTAAGGACTCCCCATGGCGATGAGCGCAACGATGACAGTCCCGAGCAACGTCATCGCCGGGCGACCGGTGACGGCGATGTTGCTCATTGCCAACACGGGCGGTTCAGACGTCACGGTTTCCACGGTTCAGCCGGTGGTAACGCCATCGGGCCCTAGTGCGGCGAAGCAGCCCGCTGTCTTCGCGCCGGAAGTAGCCTTCCCCATCGGTCGGACGAAGACGGTGGCAGCAACCTCCGGCACGCTCTATGTGCCGATGGAGGTCGTTTTCCTGCTGCCGCAGACTCCGGGGCTCGGCCCCGTCACCGCAGGCGGCGCCTTCCTGCTTGATGCCATCATCACCGTTTCAGACGGGACTGTTTGTTCCGTCACCACCCCTAAGTGGGTGTCAGTTTCTGCTGGAGCCCCTTCACCGTCGCAGGGCTACGGTCAGCTTCGCTTTGACGACGGGCGCAACCTCGTGAACGTCGCAATCGTTCCGTAACTCGAAAGGACGCATCCAATGGCTGCTTCATCTCTCT